TCGTATGCTTCCTCTATGACCTCTTCGATCGTCAGGTCAAATGTTGTAGTGCCTGAAAGAGCCATTTAAACTCCTTAGTAAGATTTTCTTAATTCAAGTATAATAGTGTAATGATCATTACTTGTATGGTGTAATGTGGTTAAATCAATATCACCATTAATTCCACTGCCGGCATTATTTTTAATGCCACCAAAAGATCTAAAATCAAGATGTCCTACAGTTGGTTCTAGAGCTACTCCACCACCTAACATAATTGCCTTAACATTAGAAGAAGCATTCCATTCTAGATCAACACGCATTCCAGAAATAGAGTACCAAATTTGTTGAATATGAACTCGTGCGCAAGCCGTGCCATCTGCTTTTGAAGTTAAAGATGCAACATCAACTTTTTCGACTGAACTTTCTCCAGTACCGTCCGATATGTTTGTAAATTTCACGACAGCGATTCTATCGCCGTCAGATAAAGTTTGACTTGTTACGGCATCTGCCATTTTTTCCTCCTATTGGAGAGAGGGGACTTTCGTCCCCGCTCCATTAAAGTTTATTTTATTCGTATAGCAATCTACTTATCGCCATATAGTTAACATCTAAAGCTGCTGCTGCACCATCGCCTGCTTCAATTCCAACACATGGAATCAAATCAATGTCGTTGGTCATAGCCGCTGACTTTTGAGTATTATTATCAATAGTCGCCTGGGTTGTACCAGTAACTGTAGTTGTTCCTCCATCAAATGTAGTTCCAGCAGTATCAGCTAAACCATATGGTCTTCCATTTACAAAGATTGACATTTTTCTGTCGCTATCAAATTTAATTTTCAAGTGATAGTTTGTACTTGCCGCCACTGTGATACCTGTATTAGTCGTGTAATCAGCGCCCGCTATGGAATATATGAAGTACAACGGTGTATAAGTTGACAATAATTGTCCATTAGTTGCATCAGTCGCAAAATAAAAATAAGCCTGATTGGCATCCGTTTCAGGAAGCTGGTCACTAGTCAGTTTCAATCCTGCCCAGATTTTCTGGTTGTCGATTGCAGAACTTGTTCTAATTGAAGTTTCCCAGTGCACTTGGTTTTCAGTACCCCAATTTACACCAGACCAAGCTGATTGCTCCTGCTTGGTTCCGGCAGTATCCAAAGTTGGAACAAGAATTCCCTGATCCGCGTCTGCTCCTGCGGTTGTCATTGTAATACCTGCAACCGTAGTAGGGAAAGTACATAACGCTGAAGTCATGTTAGTTCCTAACACTTCAAAATCTATATTACCTGCTCTTGCCACTTCTACAGTATATACTGCATCAAGATCAGCGTTTAGAATTGGTCGTTGTTTAAAATACTCCTCTAAGTAGTATCTTCTTGTGTCTTTGATCCCTGAATCATGAACGGTTCTATCTGCATCCACACCTGTAGAATCAGTTATGTTGTAGATTTTAAAACCCTCTTTTGATCTAACGGGACCAGTAAAGCTTGTTTTAGCCATTTTAAATTCCTCGTAGTTAAATCATACCGTCGCTTCTACGATCGTCTGCTAGGACAGTCGGCACAATTGGTTAATCCTAGATTGCATCATGGGGCGTAAACGCCCCATGAATATGAATTAAGCTCCTGGTGAACCAAAGATACCGCGAGGGTCAGACCAGCCGAAGCTGTATCTTTCTCTTGCTTTGTATCTAACGTTACCAGTATCAAAGTCACCTTCCATCGCAGTTTTAATCGGTGTACGATTAAAATGCTTTAGACCATTCGGTGCGTCAGTTTTAAGAAACCAAGCATCAGTATCAGTTAGATAATGATTAACTTCGTAACCTCCGGAAACCATTCCTGAAGATCTTATCGCGTTAATGTCATTATCTGCTGTGCCTACTCTTTGCTCAGTTTTCATAAGTCTTTCTGCAACAAATTGAAGATTGACTGGGATAATCATCTTTGACGCTTTCACCGCTATTTTTAACCCACGATTGTCAATTAGACCAGCAATGTCAATCAATGCTTGTTCTAATGATGTTTCGTTCAAGTCGGCTGCTGTTGACAGTTCGTTTTTATAGTTGCCACCACTTACAGTTAAGTGAGCAGTAGAACATAATTCGAGACCGTCACCGCCAGTATAAGAAGAGTTGAATGCTCTGTTAAGAACATTTGCACCCTTAATTTCCTTAGCGTTAGCCATTGAACGTGCCAATGCTTTAGTGTAGCGAGAGCTGAGTCTGTCGTAAAGGTTATCCTCTACAGCTTCTTCAGTAATCGCAAAAGCCAAAGCGATTGTTTCGTGAGCGTAGCGACTAGTGTGGGCTTCAGTTGCGTCATCGTATTGGATGCCCGCTCCCTCAGCTTTCACTGGTGCGTTTCCAAAGCCTGAAAGTTCAACTTCTTCTTCGAAAGCTCTATCAGAACTTTCTGAATCGAAGATTCCCTTCCATTCCTGATCATACCGTGCATATTCGAGACCGAACAATGCATTCAATCCAGGTTCGAGCTCTTTAACGAGTTGCGAACGTGATATAGCCATTATTTAGCCTCCTATATTCCAGCAACGTTATCATAATAAAGTCCTTCGTTAACTCTAACGAGGAAATTACCATTAGCACTTGCTGTGTCACTGTTATCAGGGTCTTTGGACAATTCGACAATTCTAAAGTTCGCCGCCGCCGCAGTAATAGTGTCAGAATCTAGTTCCTGTTTGGAACGACCTGTCTTGGTACTACCGCTGTGGGTTGAAACGAAGTCAGCATTTGATCCTCTATTGTCAGGCCATGAGGCGCCAATATCGGTACTATCTTCTTGTACTTCAAACAAAACATTAGGATCATCTACGACAAAAGCGACCGCATCAGTCGAAGTAGTCGATGCAGGCCAGTATTTTGACCAATTAGCTTTGCCCGTTGAATCTGTGTAGAAACATCCGTTGAAAACGCCTAATATGTTTGTCTGTCCAGCCGCAGCGATGGTAACAGTACCATTAGTATGCAACTCGACAGCATCTCCAGTGAATATATTTGCATTATATGTACTTTCGATACCATATTCGGTTTGGCCACCATTAAAGGGAGCCCCACCTAGCATTTTTGTTGGGCGAAAACCAAATGGCGCGTCTTTATTTGCCATGGTTAAGTCCTCCTAAAACCAGTTAGTTGTTTAAGTGATAGGAGCTAAGATAACTTATTTATCGGAACCTCTACCACCACCAAAAGTAACACGACTTTGTCTATCGACAGAAATCGGCATACTTCGATGCTGCTCCTTGAACAAGTTATTATCGACGGAATCTTCTTGAGCCTTAGTCTGGCTTTTAAAGTAATCTTCCCGCTCTTTAACAATCTCATTCGGTATACGAGCAAGCAGTAATCCACCAACTCCTATGACACCTGCATGTTTCCCGTTTTCAATCGTTGGAGATGGAAATTCCGGGTATTCGTCGGCACGAACAAGCTCGAATCCTTCACGAAGTCTTCCAGCCATGTTCTTTTTGTCGTCGACACCTAGTGTTTCCGATCTAATCCATCGATGTTGAAACCCTTCGGGAGCTTCAGGTGCGTCTAAGCTTGATGGCGGGCGCCAAGGTTGAGTCCTCTTTTGTTTTTCACGAGAGTTCTCAGAGCGTGAGGTTTTTTTAGATTTTTTATTTTCCATGCTTACTCCTTCACGTATTTAGCATATTCCTCCAAGGGTACGCCGAGTCTCTTGGCGATGTGGACTTGGCTTGGAGATAGTCTAACTGTTTTGCGTCCGGATGTTTTCGTGGTCGTCGACCGACCGGCGGATGCTACAGATTGGACGGGTTTAGTAGCTCCGTTACCCCCATCAAATTTATGGGGAAACTCTTGTCTGATCCTTTTATCAATCTCAGTATAGTATTCATCTGAGTTGGCGTCAAATCCTTCTTTTTCCACTAATTTACGATGAAGGCCAAAACTGGCGTAGGTCATCGCCTCATCAGTGCCGAACCAAGAATTCTTCTCTGCCCAGGCTTCCGCCTTCGGATCAGGTTTTTTAGGGGGAGTAAAAGTAGGTTGTTGAACCCGCTCCTGCTCTCCTTTAATTTTTTGTTCCTTAGCTTGAGTTGTAGCTAAAACTCGCTGGTTGTCAACAGCTAATTTCGATAATGACTCCTGGGCGTTGACTTGGGCATCAACATCGCCAGCTTCAATGGCTTTCTGCAATTCAGCCTTGGCTCCTACTGTTTGCGCTTCCGTTCTAGCTTTATACTCGTCAATGTAGCTGCTATCGAGAGTGTTCAAGCGTCCTTTTAATCTTTTATTTTCCTCCGCTACGCGCTTTGCGTAGTCAAAAGAGGCATTTTCCCGACGTTCTGTTTCACGAAGCTTGCCAGTAAGCTTGTTAATTCTGGTCTTAACGTTTTCACTGTATTCGTCGAGTTCTTCCTTGTCAGAATCTACCTTGACTTCAACTTCAGGTTTTTGTTCTGCCGGCTGTTCTTTAGGACTTGAATCGTCCTTTAGTTCAACATCAACAGGATCACCTTCTGTTGGAATATCAACGACAGGTTCCGATTGCTGTATATCTTTTGTTTGCTCTTCAGGCATGGTTCCTCCATG